TACAACGGCTCGGTCACGCTTTCGAACGGCACTTCCGAACGGCTGATCCCCACCGGGGAGGGCATCGCGTTTCCGATGGGCACGTTTGATACCTTCACCACCTATGGCGGACCGGCAAATCTGTTGGAAACCGCCAATACCATCGGTCTGCCGCTCTACGCACGCCAGATGATGGACGCCAAAGGTCGCTGGATCGACCTGATGACGGAAGGATCGATTCTGCCTGTCAACAAGCGGCCGCGACTGGCAATCCGGCTGTTCAGCTCCAACTGAGGGTAGCCCATGTCCGTCTTTAGCGCTGCAATCGACAACGTCTTCTGCGATCCCAGCATCGCTCGAGATGCGGTCTATATCGCCGACGGTGGAACACCCATCCTTGTCCGCGTGGTCATGCGCCGCGCGGACGAAATCACTGACTTCGGAGCGGCGCGTGTCTGGTCGGAGACTATCCGCATCGACGTGCGCGTGGCCGAGGTCATCAATCCGCGACCGGGAGAACGGATCGAGATCAACTCTGAAGCCTTTGTCATTCAGGGCGAGCCCGTCCGCGACCGCGAGCGGCTGGTCTGGACCTTGGATTTGCGTCCAGCATGAAGCTGAATCTCGACATCGATCCCGACATCGTCGCCCTGATGCAGGCGGAAATCGCCGCCGGGGAAAAGGCCGTCTCGGCCGCGATGCGCGCGGTGGGCACTTCCCTGAAATCCGCTTGGCGGGGCCAGATCACCGGCGCTGGCCTCGGCACGCGCCTGGCCAACTCCATCCGCCTCGCCAGCTTCCCCAAATCCGGCGACAGCCTGAACGCGGCGGCGCTGGTCTGGTCCAACGCCCCCGTGATCATCGGCGCGCATGACACCGGTCCGCTGATCCGGTCCAAGGACGGGTTCTGGCTGGCCATCCCCACCCCGGCCGCCGGGAAAAGCACCAAGGGCGGCCGGATCACCCCCGGCGAATGGGAACGTCGCACGGGGCTCCGGCTGCGGTTCATCTACCGTCGCAGAGGGCCCAGCCTGCTGGTGGCCGAGGGGCGGTTGAATTCGAAAGGCCGGGCAGTGGCATCGAAGTCCAGAACCGGGCGCGGTGTCACGACCGTGCCGATCTTCCTGCTGGTACCACAGGTCAGGCTTCGCAAGCGGCTCGATCTGGCGCGGGATGCTGAACGGGCGGTGGACGGCGTGCCGGGGTTGATTGTGGCCAAATGGGTGGAGGGTAAGGTGTGACGCGGGTTTGCGTCACTTTTGTTCCATCAACTCGGCAATCTGCGCGCCGGTTCCCTGTGCGGAAGCAAGCAGCGATTTCCAATCGCCGGGTGGGTTTCCGTCATCAAGCATGCCTTTGAACACCCGATAGGCATCTGTGCGGCTATCATAAGCTCGCAATGTCGTCTCGTCGTTCACCCATGCAAAGATGATGATGCGGCTTTCGGCGTGGAACCGGAAGAACAGCCGGTACTGCTGAAAGAACTTTGCCCGAAACCAATGCCGATGATCGTCGCCCAGCGTGTTGCCTTGCCGGAACTTCGGGTCGGCAGGGTCGGACGGGATTTCTTCAAAGATCAGCTTGTTGATTGCCGCAAGCCGCTTGGTTGCGTTCTTGCGGCGATATCCCGTAGGGTTGGCGGCCTTGAGTGCCGCGACCTTATCGACAAGCTCCGCCACTTGATCGAGAAACAGAGGATGCGCGAACAGGGTCCAGCCGTTCACGACCAACGGCACAACAGAACCGTCCGTCATTCATCGTCGGGCGACAGGGCCGCATCAAGATCAAGTTCGACACCATCGACCAGTTCGGACAGCTTGGCACGCAGCGGGGCATCAAGGGCCCGGATATGGCCGGGATTTTGGCTGATGTCCTGCGCCAGAAACGTCAGAAAGGCACCGATGGCGGGGTCTTCCACGGCATCCGGGGCACGGCTGAGCAGAACGTCACCTTCCGGCAGGATGGTGTAGGAGATGCGATCACGCTTCTTGAGGCCGAGCGCCTTGCGCACGACCCCGGGCATCGTCGTCTGGTATTTATCTGTCAGCGTGGACTCGGCCTTGAGTTCGGCAAGCATGTGATTCTCCTTCTCGACACCAGACCAAGGTAAGGCAAACGCATTACCTTTTCAAGAACACTGCGGCCGAATGCCGGACGGAGTTCAAAAAGCCAGTCATTCAGGTGCGCTATGCCAACCACCCGCGAATCCGTCCTCGCAGCACTGCACGCGCTGCTGCAGCCACTTGCCGCCCTCACCTTGCGTGACGAAGTTCTACCCGAACGCATCCCGGCGGCGGGCCTGATCATTCTGCGCGATGGCCAGCCGGGCGAGCCGGAGGTGACCCTGTCGCCCCTGCGCTACCACTACCAGCACCGCGCCGAGTTGGAGGTTGTCGTCCAGGCCGGAACCGGTCGGGCCAGCGCCTTCGACACCCTGATCGCCGCCATCGGCGCGGCGCTTGAAGCCGACCGCACGCTGGGCGGCCTCTGCGATTGGGCCGAACCAGAAGCCCCGGCCTCGGTCGATCTGCCTATTGAGGGCGCGGCGGCTCTGAAGGCGGCAGTGATCACCGTCGTCGTGCACTACACCACCACCGGCCCCTTGGCCTGACCATCCCACATAAAGGAGACCCCCAATGGCACGTGCGCAAGGCGCGCGGGCGCAGATGGCGCTTGCGTATGAGACAGTTTACGGCACCCCTCCCGTCAGTGGATTCCGGCTGATGCCCTTTGCCCGGGCGACGCTTGGATCGGAGCAGCCGCTGCTGGAATCCGAACTGCTGGGCTATGGCCGTGATCCCCTGGCCCCGATCAAGGATGCCGTAACGGCCGATGGCGAGGTTGTGATCCCCATCGATGTCGAGGCGTTTGGGTATTGGTTGAAGGCTGCGTTCGGTCAGCCGGTCACCAGTGGTACCACGCCCAAGACCCACACCTTCCAGTCGGGCAACTGGACCCTGCCCAGCATGTCGATCGAAACCGCCATGCCGGAGGTGCCACGCTTTGCGATGTATTCCGGCTGCGTCCTCGACCAGCTGACCTGGCAGATGCAACGCTCAGGGCTGCTGACAGCGACAGCCCGGCTGGTGGCGCAGGGCGAGACTATCGCCACCACCACTGGTGCTGGCACGCCCACAGCACTCGGCCTTCAGCGATTCGGTCACTTCAACGGCACGGTGAAACGCAACGGCACCGCGCTGGGCAATGTGGTCTCCGCCGAAATCACCTATTCCAACAACCTCGACCGGATCGAAACCATCCGGGGCGATGGCCGCATCGATGGGGCCGACCCGACCATGGCGGCGCTGACTGGCCGGATCGAAGTGCGGTTCTCGGATAGCACGCTGGTGACCCAAGCCATCGATGGCACCCCGTGCGAGCTGGAGTTCAACTACTCCCTCGGGGCCAACGCCAGTTTCACCTTCACCGCGCACGCCGTTTATCTCCCGATCCCCCGGATCGAGATCGCCGGGCCGCAAGGCGTGCAGGCCAGTTTCGACTGGCAGGCGGCCAAGGCCACCAGCCCGGCGCGCATGTGCACCGCCGTTCTCGTCAATACGCTTACGATCTATTGAATAGTGCGCGAAGGACAATCCGCGCGGTGGAGGCTGACGCGGAATGGCGGTATTCCCTTCAACGATTCTCCGATGAAAGGTTCCGCACATGACACCCACCGCAATCATGGAAGCATTGGAGGCCGATGGCCCCCTGCCGCGCGAAGCATTGGAAGCGGCAGGACAATCGCGCGATGCCATGGTGCCGGTCTTTCTGGACTACATCGACCGGTTGCAGTCGGCAAAGATCGCCGATCTTGGGAACTTGAATGCTTTCACTTTCATCTTCTTCCTGCTGGCCGAATGGCGCGAGACGCGGGCCTATCGCCCCTTGGCAAAGCTGCTTCGGCGCGATCCAGAGTTTCTGGATGCGCTTTTGGGGGATTCGATCACCGAAGCCTCGGCGCGCGTCATGGCGGGGGTGTTTGACGGCGATCTGCAACCGCTGTTCGACATCCTGCTGGATGATGCCGCTGACAGCTTCCTGCGTGGCGAGATGTTTGACACGCTGGCCATCGTTGCCTTGGAGAACCCGGATCTGCGGCCCCGCACCGCGCAGTTCCTGATCGACTTCTTTGACCTCACCGGCACCATGACGGGCGAGGAAGTCTGGTGGTCTTGGGCCGAATGTATCGCGGCCCTTGGCCTTGCAAACATGGACACGGCGGTGCGCGCCGTGTTCGACAGTGGTCTGATCACCCCGGATCATAGCCGTCTCGAGGATTTCACCGAGCGCCTTCAGGCAACGGTGAATGCCGGTCGGCCCGACTGGTTTACCGGCATCTCGAGCAACTCGCTGATCACCGACACCATCTCCGAGCTTGAGCCATGGTACTGCTTCACGCCCGAATACTTGGCGAAGAAAGCTGCGGGGCGCTTGAATGTGCTGTCATCCCTGATGCCCCGCAGCGGTGATCCGTTCAACGCCGTCTTCACCGGCAAAGTTGGGCGAAACGATCCCTGCCCCTGTGGCAGTGGCAAGAAGTTCAAGAAATGCTGCCTCCAATGACCTGAACAGTCCACCTGTTCTGCAGTCCACCCTCCCCAGCGACGTGCCCCGGCACGTCGCTTTTGTTTTGAGAAAGGCCCACCGATGATCCGTCTGAACCTGACCGCCACACCCGAATGGCTGGACCTCGCCCCCGGCTTGCGCTTGCTGGTCGGCCCCCTGACCACCGCCCTGATGGTCTCCGCTCGGGCCGACCCGGCCATCGAGGCCCTGCCCGAAGATGCCACGCAAGAGGAACTGGCGCTGGCCATGGCCAAAGCCGTGGCGCGGCGCGCCGTGCTGGATTGGGAGGGTGTCGGCGATGAAATGGGCACAATTGTGCACGTCACCCCCGAAGGCATCGACGCCATTCTGGAAATCTGGCCGGTCTTCGAGGCGTTCCAGACCATGTATGTCGCCAAAGGCCTGATCCTGGACGCGGAAAAAAACGTCTCCGCGCCCTCGCCGACTGGTCCTTCGGCGGTGGCGACCGCTACTGCGCGGCCTGCACGCCCTGCGAGGGCCCCGGGGGCATCTGCCCCGACTGCCCCGCAAGACTGAACCGGCCCCAGACGCGGGAGGGCTGGCAGGTCTGGGATCTGGTCGGCCGTCTTGGTGGCCAGTTACGGGTAATCCCCGGCGCAGTCTTGGGCTGGGACATGGGCGCTGCCCTCTCTTTGGCGCAGGCGCTGGGCGTCAACACCCTGATCGCCGCCGAGCTGCTGCCCGAGATCGAGGCGGTGATGGTGCGCAAACTCAACGAACAGATGGCGGACTCGGCCGGGACTGGCGTCAGCTTTTGACCTTCTCGATCAGGGTGACACCCGGCAAGCCCTCGAAATGCTTGTCGCAAGTCAGAAGTTTCGCACCCTTCGTCCGGGCGGTGGCGAACATGATCGCATCCGCCGTTGCCAGTTTATGGTCGCGGCAAGCCTCGGCGGCAGCAAGGGCAATCTCGGTATCCAGTGCCGCGATCTGACAGACCTGCGTGAAGGCGATCACCTGATCGACCTTGTCCTCGCCCACTTCGCGGGAGAGCCATTTTGCCAGTTCCAGCTGTACCATGGTTGGCACCAGCCAGTCGGCCTGATCGGGCAGATGTTCGGCGACTTTCTCCCCGGTGGGCGAGCCGATCAGCCATTCGATCCACGCAGATGTGTCGACGAGGACCATCAGAACCGATCCGCATGGTCACGGTAATCCGTAGCGGATGCGCCACGCGCGAGGCCCTTCAATGCCTCCCGCTTTGGCACCGGCACCAGCAGGACGCCCGTGCCCTTGGGGATGAAGGCGAAGATCAGCCCGGCCTCCCAATGCTGAGCGCTCCGGATCGCCTTGGGGATCGAGATCTGGAACTTCGAGGACAGGGTTGCGGTCTCGGACATGATCATACACCTCCATGATCGATGCAATAAACGTAAGACAGCTTCGCCGCAGTTTCAAGGAGTCTGAACCATGGCTGAAAAAAGGGTCAGCATCCGCCTCGTGGCGGAAGGCGGCCGCCAGGTACGGGCGGAACTCGAAGGCATCGGTGATGCTGGCGCGCGGGGTTTTGGCCGCCTCTCGACCGAGATGGAGCTGGCCAACACCAGGCTGGCCAGCTTCGCCCGCAAGGCTGGGATCGCGCTGGCGGCGGTGACTGTTGCGGCAGCTGCGGCTGGCGTGGCGATGGTACGGTCGGGCCTTGAGACCATCGGCGCGCAAGCAGACATGGCTGCGTCTTTGAAAACCACTGTGGAAAGCCTGCAGGTGCTGACTTGGGCTGGCGAGTTGGCAGGCGTCTC